AAATCACAAATAGAGTACAGTCAAATATCTAAATTAGAAGTAATACAAAAAAATTATAAAACACTAGAAAAAAATTATTTTATAGCAACAGAAAAAATAAAAGAATATAAGCTAAAAAGTAAAATAGGATTAACTAAAAATGAAATTAATTATAGGCAGTTAGACAAAGAACAAAGAGCAATGTATGATGAACGTGCAGCTTTAGTATTAAAGTCTTTTGAATGGAAACAAAACAATAGTGAGTATGAAATAATAAACTGCGCAACTTAAATGACACAATTAGAAACAATACAATTCTTAAACAATAAGAAAAATCTAAAACTAAGGGAACATCCAGACCAATATAATTCTTATGATGCTTTTGATGATAATTACCTTGTGGAAATTAAAAACAGAACATCTGAATATAAAGACCCTTTTTTAGAAGTAAACAAAACATTAGTTAATCTAAAGAAAGCAAAGGAAGAAAACAAACATTATATTTATGTACAGCAAGATAATACTGGGGTATATGTTTTCAATGTAAGTAAACTAGATTTAAGTAATATTTATAAGAGATTTTTTAATGTGCCAGCATCAACACTATTTGAAAATAAAGAAAGATTAGAGAAAGAGTTTTGGGTATTAAATAAATCATTGGCAACTATAATAGAACTATGATAAAAAAAGAATGGCTATTTATGCAAACACCAAAAGAGAAAGCATACCAAATAGTAAAAGCATTTTATGTAGAAACAACAACAAGCACAGAAGCTAAACAATGTGCTAAACTACATATAAGCCTTATACTTGAAAACGAAATACTAAAACCATCTAACAACATAGAGTATTATCAAGAAGTACTAAACGAAATAGATAAACTATGAGCAAGAAACTAATACAAAAGCTACAACAACTATTTGACAAATTACCAAAGGGTAAAGAAAGAAAAGCATTGAGAGAAAGACTGTTAAAATTAAAGTTAGGAAATAAATAAATTAAATACGTTATATAGATATGGAAAAAGTAAAGATTAGTAAAGTAGTGCCAAACGAAAACAATCCACGTTTTATAAAAGACTATAAGTTTAAAAAGCTAGTCAAGTCAATTAAACAGTTTCCAGAGATGCTTAAGCTGCGCCCTATTGTAGTGAACAAGGATATGGTAGTGCTAGGTGGTAATATGAGATTAAAGGCTTGTAAAGAGGCTGGTTTAAAAGAAGTGTATATTTTAAAAGCTGATGAACTTACAGAACAGCAACAAAGAGAATTTATTGTAAAAGACAATGTGGGTTTTGGTGAATGGGATTGGGACATACTCGCAAATGAATGGGACAACACACAACTGAAAGAATGGGGAATGGATGTTTGGCAACCAGAAGAAGAAGTTGATTATTCTGCTTTAGAAGATTTAGATTTAGATGAGACCATAGAAGATAAAGAAGCTGGTGTTAAACGTGCTATTATGATTGAGTTTGACCCAAAGCATTACGACCAAGCAAATGAATTAATTACACAAGCAAGGAAAGACGGTAAGAATGTTGGCTTGATTGTTTTAAACGCTTTTAAGGATTTATGATTATATTAATTATTGGAGAGTGCGGAGTAGGAAAGACTTGGGTAATGAAAAAATTACTTAAAAACACAAAGGGTTATAAACTTGGATTGTTTTTGTTTAATGAAAATGAAAAAAATATTATTGTTGGTAAATACGATAATTCAATTTTTAGTGGTAGTGATAAGTTAAGTATGGCAGTAATGAAAGATTTAGATAAAATGTTATACTACATTAAAAAATCTAAAAAGATAGCTATTTTTGAGGGAGATAGGTTTATGAATAGTAATTTTATTAAAAAATGCAACCCTAATATAATAAAAATAAAAGGAGATGGTGCTGGTGGGAGATTAAAAAGAGGTTCTAATCAAACCGAAAGGCAATTAAAAACAATAAAGACAAGAGTAAAAAATATTAACTTTGATATTGAAGTTGCAAACTCTAACGAATGCTTAAAATTAATACAACAATATGAAAACAATTAAACTACACAAACAAGAACACGATGTTAAGATAGGTAAAGATTGCCCATACTATGAACCAAATATAAAAGAAGATTGTTTGTTAGAAGTAGATGGTGAGGTTGTAGGGTTTTATATTAATGATGTTTCAAAGTATAGTAACAAGTTAAGCCAGTTGATATCAATATCAAATAAAGAATTTAGAAGCGACAATGTACCAAAGCAAGAAATGAGCAGAGGTCCACAAGGAACAAAGAAAGATAAACTGCAAAGACAAAAAGAGGGAAAAAACCTAGTAACGCAATTTAGTACTATTCTTGGGAGTGTAGCGCCAAAACCACATATGCGTAGACCATACCCAACAATATCATCTGTACATAGGGAAAACAAATCAAAGACATTTATTAAAGCTATGTGGGGTGCCTCTGTTGAAGCAGAAAAAATAATCAAACAACTTACACCAGAAATATATAAAACCCAGTTAGAACTCTTTAAAGACGTAGATAAGAAATGGCGGTTTGGAAATATGTTTACTAGCAGTATATCAAATTTTAATATAGCAGCAGCATATCACAGAGATACTGGCAATATAGTTGGTGCAGTAAATGTAATACTCACAAAAAGAAACAACTCTAATGGTGGTTGCTTAAATGTACCAGACTATAATGTTACATTTGAACAAGCAGATAACTCAATGCTAGTTTACCCAGCTTGGAAAAACATTCACGGAGTTACACCAATAATAAAAACAGCAGAAGATGGATATAGAAATAGTTTAATATTCTATCCATTGAAAGCATTTAAAGGAATATAAAATGAACGAAAGTAGACACATAAAAAAGGAAAGCCTATTAAAAGCACTAGAACAAAGTTTAGGAGTTGTTACAGTAGCTTGTAAGAAAGCAGACATACCTAGAAGCACTTACTATAAGTGGCTTAAAGAAGATGAAGCATTTGCTATTGAGGTAAGGGATATTGAAAACGTAGCACTAGACTTTGCAGAAAGCCAGTTGCACAAACAAATATCTGAAAACTCAACAGCAGCAACTATATTCTACCTAAAGACAAAAGGTAAGAAAAGAGGTTATATTGAACGTCAAGAAATAACTGGTGCAGATGGAATGCCAACTAACTTTCAAATAGAGATAATTGATAAAACCGAAGATACAGACTAATATTGTCTATAAGCATTTAGCTAATACAGATAAAAAGATTGTAGTTGAACAAGGTGGTACGAGGTCTGGTAAAACTTACAACATACTTTTATGGATAATATTTAACTATTGTGCCAATAACAATAATAAGATTATAACAATATGCCGTAAATCATTTCCAAGTCTAAGGGCTACAGTTATGCGAGATTTTATGTCCATATTACAAAGCCATAAATGCTATAGCGAGCAATACCATAATAAGTCTAACTCCGAATATAATTTGTTTGGAAACCTAGTTGAATTTATATCACTAGACCAGCCCCAAAAAATTAGAGGTAGGAAAAGAGATTTGCTATTTGTCAATGAAGGTAATGAGTTGTTCTATGAAGATATGCAGCAATTACTATTTAGAACACAAGATAGAATAATATTAGACTTTAACCCATCAGATGAATACCATTGGATATATGACAAACTAATTACTAGAGATGATTGTGTATTTTTTAAAACAACCTACTTAGACAATCCTTTTATTGAAGCATCTATAAGAAATGAAATAGAGAGGCTTAGAGATACAGACGAACAATATTGGCAGATATATGGGTTAGGTGAACGTGCAGCCAGTAGAAGCACTATATTTAAGTATGTTGAGGTTAACCAAATACCACAAGAAGCAGAACTAATTGCATACGGAATGGATTTTGGTTACACGAATGACCCGAGTACTTTTGTTTCTGTTTATAGTCAAGGGCATAATCTTTATATACAAGAACATTTGTATAGAACCCAAATGACTACAAGTGATATAAACAAATTTCTTAAAGAATTAAACTTAACAAGCAAACCAATTTATGCAGATAGTGCTGAACCTAGACTAATATCAGAACTACGTTCAATGGGTAACAATATATTTTCTAGCATAAAAGGTAAGGATAGTGTGAATGCTGGTATTGACTTACTTAAAAGGTACAAGATACATATACTAGCCACCTCAACAAATGCCATAAGTGAGTTTAGAAATTACAAATGGAAAGAGGATAAAGGTGGTATGCTCATAAATACTCCAGAAGATAAAAATAACCATATCATTGACCCTTGTCGTTATGCAACTTACTCAATTCTAAGCAGACCAAACTTTGGTAAATATGCTTTACATTAATAAATGTTATGCACAATTTTGTTGATAACTAATTTATTTGTATATTGCAGTATATTAATTAAAACAAAACAGATATGACAGAAACAGTAAATTTACCATTAGAAGAATTTAAAAAGCTATATGCTATTAAGATAAGGTTAGAAACCTACTTTAGATATATGCAAGAT